ACCATACGCCAGAAATTGAATTCTGGTGAACTGAAGCCGCAGGATGTCAAAGTGATAGGCCGCAAAGGCGGGCACACACTGGTCATGGACGATGGCGATCTAGACGGCAACAATGCCTTGCTTAGACTACGAACTGCTAAGGGTCATCAGATCATGATGAATGATTCAGAAAACTTTTTTCAGTTCATTCATTCCAATGGGCAAACCTGGATTGAACTGGGATCCGAAGGCACAGTAGATGTGTTTTCAACCAACAGTGTAAACGTAAGAACCAATGGAACAATCAATTTACATGCTGACAAAGACATCAATATGTTTGCTGGTGGCAACATCAACATGAAATCAAATGCAGCCACCAACATTGGTGCTGTGACTACCATGAACATGGCCAGCCAAGGTGCCATGACCATTTACAGCCAAGCGCCAATTGGCATTCGAAGTGACGGTAGTCTAGCATTAAAAAGTCAAAGTGGATCCTGGGACGGTGGCTCTGCACTGAAATTCAAGGCCAGCAAGATTGATCTCAACGGTGGCAGCGCAACAGACGTTAAAGTTCCCAAACTGTATCCTAAAACAACCCTGGACGACACTACATTCGACAACTCTACTGGTTGGCAAGTAAAACCCAATTCACTAGAGAGTATTGTCACAAGAGCACCGACGCACGAACCGTATCCGTATCACAATCAAGGTGTGGCTGCTAGTGTGAGTTTGACCGAAGGAACTCCTACTCCCCCGCCGGATGCTGAACCAGTTCCTTCCAGCTGGGGCATAAGTAGAAAATCATGAGTAAATTTTCATTCACAGGACCAAACGGCGAAGTGTATGAGGTGGAAGGACCATCAGGTGCCACTGTGGAACAAGCCAGGGCAATATTTGATCAACAGATCAGCACCGGTGGGTTGACAGGAATACCGGTAGGTGGCTTGGTCAATGCAGTTACCCAGGCCACAGGTGGCCTATCAGCAGCCATAGCTCAAATAGGACCAGCATCATTTGCACAGGCCCAACAACTGGGAAGCGCAATCAATCTTCCTGATCTAAGAGGAATGCCTATTCCCAATCCAATTGGAGTCAGTGACTTTGTTGGCACAACAGTGAGCCAACAAAACATAGGCTCAATCAATCCTGCACAAATACAAGGACTAATAGCACAAACCGGTACGTCTGTGGGTCAAGCTGCGTCTGCAATTACCAATACCAAAGGTCTTGGCAAGTTTGGCCTCAATGCTGATCAGTTGCAGTTGTCAGGCTTGATCAAACCCGGACTAGCTGAACAGATCAATCTGGATCCCAGCAAATTTACCAGCATATTGTCAAGTCCCACCAGCTGGACAGGCAAGTCGGGTGCCACAGATTTAACCTCGGTGCTGGGCAACGAACGACTGCAGACCACAGTGCAGCAAGGCCTAATGAATGTAAATTTTGATCAACTCAAACAAGTGGGAGCCATCAGCGGCACAGAAGCAGCATCGCAGCTGGGTCCGTTGTTGAACAATGCCACAAAATTTGGCCTGGGTAATGCAACAGAATGGCTCAAAACGGCACCGTCACTGGGGTCATTGGGATCACTGGTTAGTGGCAGCGGAATTAGCGGATTACTTGCAGGCGGCGCAGGCGGTGCACCAGCTGCACTAATTAGTCAAATGAACAACTTTGCCAAATCAGCAGAATTTGCACAGGCATTTGCTGGTTTAAATGCTGATATATCTGGCGGCGGCAATCCACTGGAAGCAGGCGTACAGGCACCCAAAGGATTTACCAACACCGTGAATCGATCTAATCTGAATGAAGCAGTGAAAAAAGTCATTGGCAACAGCAAAATATCTGTGCCAGATTTTGCACCTCCAGGCACCAGCTAAATATCTGTATGGCCACATTCATTGGATTTAACACACAGAATCAAAACAAAAAGTTCACACTGGTAGACGGCGAATTAATCAAGCGCGACCTACTGAACGCATTCAATGTCTGGCAAGGACAATTGCCCGGCCGCCCATCATACGGAACCACACTCTGGAGTTTTTTGTTTGAAAGCCAGGATCAAACTACCATGGCCAATATTCTGCGTGAAGTGCAAAGAGTAGCCGGCGGCGATCCTAGAATTTATCTAAATGATGTACAAGTGTACCCACAGGAAAACGGTGTGTTGATTGAACTGGAGATACAACTGGTGGCTGGTGCAGATGCACAATTGCTGAGTGTATTTTTTGATCAACAACAGCGCAGAGCTTCGTTCGTATAAAAGTAGCCGTTTACTTTATCGGTAAATAACATATTAACGGAATATCATGGCACGCACCACTAGACAAACAGTTGTATTTGGCGTTGAAGACTGGAAACGCATCTATCAGACCTTTAGAGAAGCTGACTTTCAAAGCTACGACTTTGAAACTTTGCGAAAAAGTTTTGTAGATTATCTTAGACAGTATTATCCTGAAACATTCAATGACTACATTGAAAGTTCAGAATTCATTGCACTACTAGACGTTGTTGCATTCATGGGCCAAGCAATGGCCTTCCGCAATGATCTTAACACCCGTGAAAATTACATAGACACAGCAGAGCGCAGAGACTCTGTGGTGCGCCTGGCCAACCTAGTGAGTTACACTGCCAAAAGAAATACAGCAGCCCAAGGTTATCTCAAAGTATTTTCAGTGCAAACCACTGAAAATGTCACAGACTTCAACGGAATTGACCTGGCCAATGTCACTATCAACTGGAACGATCCTACCAATTTCAACTGGGAAGAACAATTCACAGCCATTTTAAACGCTGCTCTAGTGGACACTCAACGTGTGGGCCGCCCGGGTAATCGTCAAGACATTGTGGGCGTAAACACATCTGAATATGCTATCAACCTGGTTCCAGGATTCTTGCCGGTGTTGCCATACAATGCCACAGTAGACGGCGTCAACATGCCGTTTGAAGCAGTGAATTCCACATCCGTGGGTCAAGACTATCTCTACGAACCTGCCCCTGTGGCCAACGGCATTTTTAATATCCTGTTTCGCAGCGACTCTCTGGGGTTTGCAGCAGCCAACACTGGTTATTTCTTTTATTTCAAACAAGGTGTGTTGCAAAGTCAAGATTTTAATCTGGCAGAACGAATCAGCAATCGCACAGTCAACATCAACATTGAAGGTGTCAACAATGAAGACCGCTGGGTGTTCCAGTTGGACAATGTGGGTACAGTTGTGAGCCAATGGCAGTATGTAGAATCAGTTTTTGCTGCGGCAGCAGAACAACTGACACCCGATCAACGCAAATTGTTTTCCACAACATCAAGAACCAACGATCAGATCACATTGACATTTGGTGATGGTGTATTTTCTGCTATTCCAGTGGGATTGTTCCGTGCGTATGTTCGTGCCTCTAACGGCCTGCAATACATTATCAATCCTGAAGAAATGCAAAGTGTGATTCTTCCAATCAGCTACATCAGCCGAACTGGTCAGTTGCAAACAATCACATTCACTTGTGGCATTACCACGCCTGTTAGCAATGCACAGGCCAGAGAAACTCTAGACGAAATCAAGCAACGTGCTCCTGCTAGATACTACACACAGAACCGCATGGTCAACGGTGAAGACTACAACAACTTTCCGTTTACCTTGTACAATTCAATTATCAAAAGCAAGGCACTGAATCGTGCTAGCATTGGTACCAGTCGATATCTTGATCTAGTAGACAACACAGGCAAATACAGCTCAACCAATATTTTTGGATCTGACGGTGCCCTGTGGGAAGAAAACCAACTGCCCACGTTTGTGTTCTCGTGGTTGAATCGCAATGACATTGCCAGCGTAATCACCAATCAGATACAACCGCTGTTGATTACCAACGGTTTCACGCAGTTCTATTATGCAAATTTTCCAAGACCGGACTTGGCGGTACTCAACATTACTTGGAATCAGAGTACCACAATGGCCAATGAAACCACTGGTTATTTTGTAAATGCCACTGGTGGCCCTGTTCCAATTGGCACCTTTTCTAGCAACAACACAAAATATATTCAAGTGGGTAGTCTAGTAAAGTTTGCTGCACCTGCTGGCTACTACTTTGATGCCAACAATAGACTAAAACTAGGAACTCCTGTCCGTGCAGACGAAACACTCACCATCTGGTCCAGCCCAAGCATTATTGTGTTGAACGGTACTAACCAAGGGCAAGGCAACTTTGACAACGGAACTGGGCCAGTTACACTTAATAATTTTGTGCCCACTGGAGCAATACCAGTGTCAGTAATTCCGTTGCTGGTCACAGATATTCCAGCCAGCCTTGAATCCGCAATTGCTGATCAGATTTTGTTGTTTAGAAACTTTGGCCTTGGCTACGATAATACCACACAGACCTGGTATCTGATTACATCTAATAATCTTGCTGTCAATGCTGATTTTAGTTTGGCCAACGCACAAGATACATCGGGCACAGGCCAAGATGCAAGCTGGGTTATACAATGCCTGACAGATGGACTTAGCTACACCGTGACCAGCCGTTCTCTGGTATACAATTTTGGCTCTGTGCTACAAACAAGATTCTTCTTTGAGTCGGGACAACGCATTTATGACACTCGCACAGGCACAACAATCAGCGACTTTGTCAAAGTGTTGAGAACCAACAGCTTGCCTGATTCCAATCAACCCTTGCCCGGAGACATCAGTCTTTCTATCATTGGCCAGCCAGTTGAGTCTGACGGATATGTTGACGACTATCAAGTGATTGTCAGTTACCAAGATGTTGATAGTGATGGGGTAGCAGATGATCCTGATTTCTTTGATGAAATTGTGGCACCGTTGGTTGTTCCTAATTCAAAATTGGTGTTCTTTGAAAAGACAGTGGACTTTGACAATTTACAACGTTATATTTTGGTTGAGCCAGGCCGTGTGGTCAGTGAGTTTGCTCTCAAGAATGATATCGAAGCAGTCAAGGGAGAATATGTGGCAGGACAAATCTTCTATGCCTACAATCAAGAAATTTATGTCGGACCCCAGGCCGGCCAGGTGGGTGCTTTTTATGAACTAGCGGTTAGTACAACATTTGTAAGATCACTAGTAGATGTATCGTCAGATTGGATTGCAAGAGTTGGACGCCAGAGTTTGTATTTTCAATACAGACATAATGCTCCACTAACATCTCGTATTGATCCCGGAACCACCAACATCATTGACTTGTATGTGGTCACACAAAGCTACTATACTGCTTATCAAAACTGGATTAGAGACACCACCGATACAGTGCCCAAGCCCAGTGTGCCCACAATCAATGAGTTGTCAACTGCTTATCAGAATCTCAACAACTACAAAATGATTTCAGACAATGTGGTTGTGAATTCAGTGGTATTCAAGCCACTGTTTGGTGCCAAAGCAGCACAAGAACTCAGAGCCACAATCAAGGTTATTCGTGCAGCCAATTCAACAGCCAGCGAAAGTGAAATTAAAAATTTAGTAGTTGCCAACTTGAATGAGTATTTTTCAATTGATATATGGGACTTTGGAGATACATTTTATTTCTCAGAACTTGCAGCCTACATCCACAGAAATATGGGCGGCATTGTGAGTTCTGTAGTACTAGTACCTCTGGACCCATTGAAGAGTTTTGGTGACCTGTATGAAATACGGTCAGCCCCAGATGAAATTTTTGTCAATGCAGCTGGTGTCAGTTCAGTAGAAGTGATCACAGCATTGACGTCAACCAACCTTAGAACCGCACCAGGCAGTGGAGTAATTTAATGGATAGAACAAGAACCGTAGATTTTCTACCACCGATATTTCAAACTACTACCAACAAACAGTTTTTGGCAGCTACTCTGGACCAATTGGTTCAAGAGCCACAGTTTAAAAAGACACAAGGTTTTGTTGGTCGCAGAGTTGGCCCAGGTGTAAATCCCAATGACTATTATGTGATTGAGCCCAATGCCACCCGAGCAAATTATCAACTTGAACCGGGGGTGATCAGTCTAACTCCAGACACAACAGATATTTCTGATGCAATAACCTACCCTGGCATCACTGACGCACTGGCTCGTCAAGGTGCCAAGACAAACAACTCAGACAGATTGTATACCAGTGATTACTATACCTGGGATCCATTTGTTAGTTTTGACAAATTTGCAAACTACAGTCAGTACTATTGGTTGCCAGCTGGTCCGTTGTCAGTTGACGTCGGTGCTACGGTAATTCCGCTAACAGATAGTTTTGATATTACCCGCGGTCCGGATGTATATGAGTTCTCAGGAGTTCCTGGTGAGAATCCCATCATCACTCTGGTTCGCGGTGGCAACTATGATTTTGTTGTGAATCAAGCTCCTAATGGATTCTGGATACAAACTGATCCTGGTGTAAACGGTCGATTGCCTTACGCTCCTAATATCAGTTCAAGAGACGTTCTTGGAGTGATCAACAACGGCGAAGACGCTGGCACAGTAACTTTTAATGTTCCACTAAAAAACGCTCAACAATTCTATTATGATCTAACACTGGTGCCAACTACCCCAACGGCAGGACAAGTAGACTTGATAACTAATTTGAAATTCAATCAGATCAACAACATATATCTGTCAGAATTTTTAGCACAATATCCATCGGGTATTGATGGAATCACAAGCCTTGACGGTCGCACAGTGGTGTTTACCAATCAGATTGCTGACCCAACCGACGGTGGCTGGTTGATCACCAGTCAATTTGATCCGCTGGCTCAGATTCCCACCAACAATGGATTACTAGGTAGTTTTGACACACAAGTATACGATCAAACAACGCCCATCCTCAATGTTGACACACGCTATAGCGTTTGGGCAATACAATATCAATATGACAATGATGGAAATGCTATCCTACAATTGTCATCAATAACACAGTGCCCGCTACTGAATAAATTTACCATAATGTTCGGAACTCAATGGGCAGGGACTCAATGGTATCGTGACGCAGAAGGCTACTTTGAAGAAATACCATTGCTTACAGCAATCAAAGATCTGTTGTGGTATCAAGATGGAACCAACCCAGAAATTTTTGGCCAGATTCGATTAATTGATCAGAGCCAAGTTGAAACACTGAACATAGTAACTGACATCCTTGGCAAGAAAAATTATGTTGCACCCAACGGTGTGGTGTTTACCAACAATCTCAAAGTTATCTTTAGAGGCAGTGTTATTCCTGCCAGTTATCAGAATCAAACCTATTATGTGGCTGGAGTAGGCACAGCCATACAACTGTTGCCAATCACTGATTATGTTACTCCAGAGACCTACACTAAAAGTGCCACGGTGCCGTTTGATTCGTTGCCGTTTGACATAGGCAACTTTGATGCCAGCCTAAATCAACCTCTGGTGCCTGATTATCTTACCATTGCACTTGATAGCCCTGATCGCAATGCCTGGACCAGATCCAATCGTTGGTTTCATATTGACGTCATCAATGCATCTGCAGAATACAACAACACAGTTCCACTAATAGACAATGCGTTTCGTGCCAAGCGACCTATCTTGGAATTCCGTGGTGGCACAAGATTGTTTGCTATGGGAACTCAGGCCAAGACACCAGTCAACATTATAGATTTTCAAACAACCGACGCTTTGTCAACTATCAACGGCACCATTGGATACGCAGTTGACGGATATTCGTTTATTTCTGGAAGTCGAGTGATCTTTGCAGCAGACAACGACCCGCAGGTTCGCAATAAAATTTATCTAGTGGAGTTTATCACTCCCAGCACAGATGGCAGTACGTTGATACTCCAACCAGTTATTAATCTAGTGCCTGCATCTGACGCAGATGTCTTGATTGATCAATGCACGGTTTGCTCAAGCGGCAACACTTTGCAAGGGACAAGTTTTTTCTACGATGGTGTTCAATGGATCGCAGCACAAGAAAAAACATCAGTTAACCAGGCACCTCTATTTGATGTTTATGATCAAGATGACTTTAGTCTTGGTAATCGGGCAGTCTATCCTAGTTCGACGTTTGTAGGCAGCAAATTGTTCAGTTATGCAGTGGGATCAGGAGTTGAAGATACTGTATTGGGATTTGCTCTACGATACCTCAGTATCAACAATGTGGGTGACATTGTGTTTGACAATAACTTTTATACAGACACATTTATTCATGTAGATAATAATGTTAGTACTGAAAATCCCGTCAGCATTGGATTTGTTCGTCAATACGCTGATAGAACAGTGTATGAAAAAGAAATTGGATGGCAACGTGCTGCAACTAAGAGTTTGGTTTATCAACAATTTAGTTTTACATCAGTTGTTGACACACCCTTGGTACTTGATGTGGCTGTGGTTCCAACCGGAACAGTGCCCAGTGTTAAAATTTATGTAGGTGGTGTTTTCCAGGACCCCACAGCATATACCTTTGCCACAACTGCTAATACTACCACAATTACATTTAACAGCAACATTGTTATATTACCCGGTGATGTTATTGAAGTGCTGGCCTTGAGTGATCAAATTAGTTCTGTGGGTTTTTATCAAGTTCCTGTTAATCTTGAAAACAATCCATTGAACGGCAACTCAGCAAACTTTACATTGGGCACAGTAAGAACACACTACGAAACTATTGCACAGAATCTAGTGGCATTGACTGGCAAAGTCAGTGGTGCCAACAACACTAGAGATCTTGGCAATATTATTCCTTATGGTCTAAATATTCTGCAACAAAGTGCGCCAATGACCCTGGCTGGGTATTTCTTGCGCAAACCCGAGTACGAAATTTTTGCCGCTCTTTCATACAACTCAAGAGAATACGAAAAATTCAAAGCACAATTGTTGAACACAGCAGTGACCAATGATTATGTCAATCTCACTGTGCCAGAAATACTCACAGCAGTAATTTCTGACATCACACTTGGCCGTACCAGCAGCAATCCGTTTTATTGGAGTGACATGTTGCCCACAGGTAGTGTGTACACACGACTACAAACCACAGTAACTCCAATTTCTACCGCGGTGTTTGACACCACACAGGTGTACAATTATACTTCAGCCAACTATCTTGGACTGCTGGTCTATGTAAATGATATTTTATTGACTCGTGATCTTGGTTATGTGGTTGCCACAGATGGACCTAGAATTACAATCACAGTGCCACTAGCCGTGGGAGACGTAGTTGTCATACAAGAATATTCTGCAACCTACGGCAGCTATGTGCCAAATACTCCTACTAAATTAGGATTGTATCCAGCATATATTCCAGAAATTTTTCTTGACGAAACTTATGTAAATCCAGTTTTTGTTATTCGTGGTCATGACGGATCTATTACCAGAGCATTTGGAGATTTCCGCGATGCATTGTTGCTGGAGTTTGAGACCAGAATCTATAACAACCTTAAACTGGACGGTAATCCTGTACCATTGACCACGGCTGAAGTTGTTCCAGGAGAATTCCGTACCACTGATTATACACTTGGTGAAATAACAGACATTCTCAGCGAAGATTTTCTAACCTGGGTAGGCTGGAACAAACTAGACTACAAAACACAAGATTACCAACAGAACAATCAATTCACCTGGAATTATTCCACAGCGTCAAACAAGTTAACTGCCAACCAGCCACTGGCGGTGGGTGCCTGGCGCGGCCTCTACAACTATTTCTACGATACAATTTATCCAAACACTAGACCCTGGGAGATGTTGGGTTTTAGTGTTATACCTGTATGGTGGGAAGATGAATATGGACCAGCCCCCTACACTTCGGGCAACTTGGTGCTCTGGGAAGACCTAGCAGCAGGCCTGGTTAGAGATCCTGTGGCTCCGTATGTGCTGCCAGAATACGTTCGTCCTGGGTTGACAGATGTAATCCCATCCGGCAGCGAAGGTGTCTTGCTAAGTCCTATGCAAGTGATGGTAGGCAACTTCAACAGCAACAACTTCCGCAAGAGCTGGGTTGTGGGTGATGATGGTCCGGTAGAAAACGCCTGGCGCACATCCAGTGCATATCCATTTGCTGCCATGCGACTGTTGGCCCTGACTCGTCCTGCAGAATTTTTCTCGTTGTTTGCTGACAGAGATCTTTATCGATTCGACACGTCTATCAACCAGTATCTCTACAACGGACGTTATAGACTGGATGCCAATGGTATTGAAATATATGGCAACGGCGTCAGCAAGGCCAGTTATATTGATTGGATTGTGGACTTTAACCGTGTGAGCGGAATCAATTCTACCACTGCTCTTACAGCTGATCTTAAAAATCTTGATGTGAGACTGTGCTACAGAATGGCATCGTTCACTGGTAAAAATCTTCTGCAAATTTACACTGAAAAATCCAGTCCCAACAGTCTGAACTCAACTCTGTTGCTTCCGGACGAAAGCTACAATCTCTTGTTCTACAAGAATGTGCCATTTGCTCAACTCACATACTCAAGTGTGATTGTTCAAAGCACAACCACAGGCTGGGCAGTGTATGGCTACAACATGACTCAGCCATACTTCAGTATATTGCAAAGTCTAATCAATGGCAATTTAGCAACTATTTCAGCCGGCGGCAGTACGGTGCGTGTTCCTGTGGAATACAGCAACAATGTGGTTCAGATACCATACGGCTATGTGTTTACCAATCGTACTCTTGTGGCAGACTTCTTGTTGAGCTATGGTGCATTGTTGAAAAGTCAAGGCTTATCATTTAATATATTGGAAAACGGATACGTGCTAGACTGGAACCAGATGGTCAGCGAGTTCCTGTACTGGAGCAATCAGGGCTGGACCGACGGAGCAATCGTCAATCTCAACCCCGGTGCATCCCAACTAGTAGTAGAACGTGCTGGAGCAGTGGTTGATAGCATTGCTGTTCAAACTGCTGAAAACATGATACTCAATGCAGATCGAAAACCATTCAATGCTAGAGATCTTGTGATTGAACGTAGTGACAACCGTTTTGCTGTGCGTAGTGTGACCAACGAAACCATCAACTTCTTGAACATCAAGTTTACCAGTTACGAAAATATGGTTGTGCTGGACAATGTGAGTATTTTTGCAGACTTGATATATCAGCCAATTACCGGTGCAAGACAAGACCGTGTGAAATTGGTTGGAACAACCACAACTGAGTGGAACGGCCAGCTGAATGCACAAGGATTTGTTCTCAACCAGGACAACATCAAGCCCTGGAGTCAGAACGTCAAGTATGCTCGCGGCGAGATTGTAGAGTACAAAAACTTTTATTACAGTGCAATTGACATTGTTCAGCCTGCCTCCAAATTTGATTTCAACGAATGGACCATTTCGGACTATACCAAAATACAACAAGGTCTACTGCCCAATTTGGCCAACAAGAGCAATCAACTGGCCAACAGCTACAACACATACACCGCCAATCTTGAACAGAATCAAGACTTGTTTTCATATGGCTTGATTGGATTCAAACCTAGACAATACATGGTTTCCTTGAATCTTGACAGCACTAGCCAGGTCAATCTGTATCAACAGTTCCTGGGCACCAAAGGCACTGTTAGAGCAGCTGAACTATTTTCGTTTGCTGATCTGGGCCGCGGCCCTGCACAGTATGATATCTATGAAAACTGGGCAGTGCTGAGAGCCACATATGGTGCCAATGCCAATCGTAGTTTCTACGAATTGCAATTGAACGAAGCCTTGCTTGGAGCAAACCCCAGCTTGATACAAGTGGTACAGCCAGGAGAAACCAGCGAAGCCGATCAAACAGTATTGTTGAGCAACTTGTGGAAACAAAGCTACAAGATACCTAGCACTGATATTCTTACAACCACAACAGTCAACCCAACTGATGTGGCCCTGCCGGGTGCCGGCTATGTTAATCTTGATGACATTGACATTACTATATTTGATATCACCAACACAGCAAGTCTGGATGCAAATCTTGATCAGATTGGGGTAGGCACAGTTATCTGGGTGGCCAAGATTAACGACTACGACTGGAACATCTATCGAACAAGCCAGGTTCCTGGTTATATTTCTTCGGTAAGCAGTAATCTTGACGGAACTGCGGTGCTGACATTTACTGTACCGCATGGCATCACAGTTGGACGTCAGGTTGTGGTAAGATTTTTCTCTATAGAAGTTGATGGAGTATATAGAGTAATCAATGTGCCCAACATTACCCAAATTGTTGTTGATTTTTCTTTTGCGAATGGTGGTCAGCTGGTGGCAACAGGAACTGGTATTGGATTTGTGCTGCAAACTCAGCGGGTGGCACAAGCCAGCGACGTAATAACGTTGCCATATGCCAATGATCTACTGCCAGGCAACAAGGTATGGGTCGACAACAACGGTGCCGGCCTATGGGAAGTATTAGAAAAACAAATAGTATTTTCTTCTGCAACAGAAATAACAGCAACTAATCCTGTGACCAACAGCAAGTTTGGTCAAAGCGTGGCACAGGCCAAGAGCAACTTGTATGCTATTGTTGGTAGTCCTGCATACAGTCAAGGCTACGGTGACGGTGCACTATACACCTATGTTCGCACATCATCTGCTCCGTTTACTGAAAATTCAGTAGTAGAACTTGATGGCGCTGTAGATACTGTGGGCTTTGGATCCAGTGTCAGCATTGGCAATCAAACATGGCAAGCTGTGGGCGCACCTGCAAGTTTCAACAACAGAGGGTACGTATCAGCTGTATATCGCCAACCAGATTCAGCAAGTTTTATCAATGCCAACCTGCTAACAGTTCCAGACACTAGAGACCTAGTATTACCAGCAGAATTTGGATACAGTGTTGCAGTTAGTCCTGACGAACACTGGATGTATATCGGTGCACCGGGCATCAACAAAGTATTTGCATATGGGTTGGTTGAAGTTGAAAATCAATCAGTTGTGTATGTGGCTGATGGTCAACAATTTACATTTAACTTCAGTGATCATATTGTAATTGATTCGGGCTATGACCAACAACTTAGTGTGGTATTGAACAATAAATTGTTGATATACGGAGTAGACTATTCTCAAACAGCAACAAACATTGTATTTGCTGCCGCTCCTGCAAAAGATCTGGTCTTGAAGATTGTTCGTAAAACCCAGTATTCTTATACTGGTAACGGATCAACCACGCTGTTCTCATTGAACGAATATCTTTATTCTACTACCAGTATCTACAGTTTCAAAGTTACTGTCAACAGTATATTACAACGACCAAACATTGATTATGATTTTGATTACAATGACAGTGCTGCTGGCAGAGACGTAATATTCTTTACGGCACCCGGTAATGGTGCAACAATCACTGTTGCAACACAGAGTTATTTTGTTTTTGCGGACACAATTGAATTCACACAACAAGTAACAGCATCAATATCAGGAACCACACTAACAGTGTCTAGTGTACAACCAGGAGCATCTCCGCTGACCGTGGGTATGAATCTAAGTGGAACAGGAGTAAGACCAGGAACAAAAATCACAGCGTTGTTGACTGGCACCGGTGCCGCAGGAACATATCAGGTAAACATCAATCAGACTGTGGCTTCTACTACTATAACTGCTAGATTAGGCGACTCTGCTAGATTTGGTGAAAGTTTGAGTTGCACTACCGACGGTCGTCAGGTCATGATCGGCACACCAAATGACTACTACAATGCAACTACTGACGCTGGCGCAGTGTATGTGTTTGACCGTGCTGTACAGAATTTTGTTGTGACTGATGCTGCACAAACAACCTACACAGTTGATGGAACACTAATTGAACCAACATCTGTAGTTCTAAACAATCAATTCTTGACCAATACCGAAGGAAATGTCACAGGAACCTTTACCAAGATAAGTTCAACTGAAGTCACAATCGACACACCACTGGCAGTGGGCGACATAATTGAAATTGAAGTTAACCAATTTAATCTGCTGCAGATTGTTGGAGCCAATGCTCCGTTCCAGAGTGCTAATTTTGGCGCTGCCATTGACCTGTGCAAAAACAATTGCAGCTTGTACGTGGGTGCGCCACAAGATGGATCAGTACTGCCTGCAGCAGGCTCGGTACAGCGCAATGTAAATCAAAGTCGAGTGTACGGCATAACAGCCAGTACCAATCCTGGCCCTCGGTTGATTCCTGGTGAAACAATTAGAATTAATGACCTGGAGGTTACATTATCTCAGCCAGTGGCCTGGAACAGTGCATCGACATACACAGTGGATACCATTGTTGATTATGGACTGAGTCTCTACATTTCAATCAGATCAGTACCAACAGGAACAGCACTATCTAACACCACATACTGGCAACCCAGCAGCTGGACAGCAGTGCTAGCACAAGACATCAACAGTGCAGGCATAGACAACGTTGTGGCCACTGCTGGTGTAGCAGGCACAGCCAACTACGGCCTGATAACAATTGCTGTTAAAAATATGTTGGCAGCTGATGCTGGCAACCGACTCACAGTGTTGCCCGGACTGGTTGGAACCACATTCCAACGCCTGGTATTTGAAACATTTGCATACACTCAAACTGTTGAAAGCCCAGCACCTGCAGCATATGCCGGATTTGGATCAGCAGTAAACATTGATTCGTTTGCTACCACTCTCACAGTGGGTGCTCCTCGTGGCAACCTGTATCGTCCAAATACGTTTGATGCTGGAACCACATACTTTGATAGTCGAACCACAACAATAAGTGGACCATTGACACAAAGTGGCGTGGTATACACTTATGATTATTTGCCCAGTGCCGGCGATTCAATCAGCAATCCGGGCAAATTTGCATTTGGTCAACAAATATATGATCAACGAGTACAAGAACTAGATCTGTTTGGAACATCCATTGATTACACCAACGGCGTATTGTTGATTGGTAGTCCGGGCAGCGACATTGACGACAGTACTCAGAGCGAGCTGGATTATGGTCGTGTTGCTGTGTTTAAAAATCTTACACTGACTCCGGCTTGGACAACAATACATCAACAGTTGCCTGTGGTAGATGTCAAGTTGATCAATTCAGTATTCACATATGATCGTGTTACTGGTGCAAAGACCAACTTCTTTGATTTCTTTGATCCGTTGCAGGGCAAAATCCTTGGCGCTGCACGAGAAAATATCAACTATATTGGTGCTGTAGATCCTGCTGCCTACAATGTGGGCCCAGTCAACAACTATGGCAGGATCTGGGGCCAAATACACGTAGGCGAAATTTGGTGGGATACCAACAATGTTCGTTTTATTGATCCGAATCAAGACAGCATTGTGTATGCGGCACGCCGCTGGGGCCAAGTGTTTCCAGGATCCACAGTAGATGTGTATCAATGGGTGGCCAGCAGCCAACCGCCTGCAACTTACGCCGGCGAAGGTACTCCTAGAAGTCTGGTCAGTTACGATTTGTCAACTGGACTAAATCTTGATGGGCTTTTCACCACAACATATTATTTCTGGGTTCGCGGCATTACATCAATTGATACCAATGCAGGAAAAACTCTCAGCACCACTGGTATTGCCAGATACATTGAAGAACCTCGTAGTTCAGGTATTCCGTATGTGGCATTTGTCAGTTCCAGCGCAACTGCTATCTATAATGCAGTCAACGATATTTCTGCACAAGATACAATTTTGAGCATTGAGTTTGATAGAGAATACACCGACGACAACGTTCACGTGGAATACAGCCTGATTCCAGAAAATCGTGCCGATGGATTCTTGCCAGATAATTTGTATCTCAAGTTCCAGGATTCTTTGTGCGGTGTTAATACTGTTGGTGCCAAGGTACCGGACCCAAATCTAAGTCCGGCCAACAGCTACGGTGTTCAGTTCAGACCACGTCAGTCAATGTTTGCTAACAGATTCCTGGCACTAGAAAATTATTTTGTAAGAGTCAACAGTGTGCTTGTACAATTTCCTATATCAGAAACTCGAAGTTTTACCTTGTTGAATTCTAGCGAGCCAGAGCCGACCGCAGGTACCGGCGCATGGGACAAACGTGTGGTCAATCTTGAAGAACTTAGTTATCAAGATTTTGCTATAGTGCCTGTGGGTTACAAGTATCTGGTTGCAGTTGACTCTGCACAAAATGGTCTATGGACCATCTATAGTGTTACCACAGCAAAAACGTTTGACTCGCTGATGCTGGTGCGAGTACAAAATTACGACACCCGCAAATACTGGAGTTACATTGACTGGTACCTGATTGGTTACAATCGAAGCAGTCAGATAGTAGCCGAAGTACTGGTCTATAGCAGTCTTGACACTCTCAGTCTGTACACCGTTCCTGTTGGTTCCAGTGTGAGAGTGGTTGCCAATGCTCAAGGTAAATGGGAAATTTATCTGCGAACTAACACCGGTTGGGATCGAGTGGGCCTGCAGGATGGCACCATTGCTATTGCTGCCGAACTGTGGGATTATCAACTGGGACGCTTTGGGTTTGACTCTGAAGTGTTTGATGCGCAATATTTTGATCAAGAACCAGTAATAGAAACTCGCAAAATTATTCAAGCCATCAATCAAGAATTGTTGATTGGTGAATTGTTGATTGAACGAAACAAAGCTCTAATACTAATGTTCAACTTTGTGCTCAGCGAATTTGAAGCACCCAACTGGTTGAGCAAAACCAGCTTGATTGATGTTGATCACAAGATCCGTCAACTGCTGCCATTCCAGACTTATCAACGTGATAATCAAGACTTTGTGGTAGACTATATCAAAGAAGTCAAACCATATCATGTGCATATCCGCGAGACCAATCTAATATACGATGGTTCTGACGTTTATCAAGGCACTATGACTGACTTTGACGTTCCGAGTTTTTACAACACTATACAAATTCCAAATCAGTTCATGAGTCCAGTGTTAACACCATACACTCAAAGCACTGCGGTGGGCACCGGCACATCAAACACCTACAGTGATACAGCACCCAACAGTCTGGTATGGCAAACAGAGCCTTGGAAA